AAACAATGCTGATATCTGTTAAACTGTTATTGTATGATAGTCCAATATCTGTTGTTGTTGCTTCTTCTGGTTTTAGATTTGGATTACCTGAATATCCAAAATTATCAGATCCATACAGTTCATATAGTGTTGGCGTCTTAACTGCTGTGGACTTGTTAATTTTAAATTGCAATCCTTCTGCAATAGTATATGCCGAACCAATCCTATATGTATTATATGTTGAAAAATCTTTTGGATCATCATGTCTTACACCACCTGATATAATTAAGCTATCAGTCACTTGCAAGTTACCGTTAACAAAATAACCTGTTGTGAAAGAACTTTTATCAACTTCTGATTCATATGAACCATTGTTGTCAAACTTACCACTAAAGTCTTCATGTTCAACTCCTGGTGTAATATCAAAGTTGTCAAACATAAAAGTATTTGTTCCAATGAAAGTTGTGCTTTCTGAATCGTATGTGTCTATTTCAGTTCCATTAGTATATGTTCTATCATACTTGTTGTTTGATATCACAAACTTGCTATGTCCAAGATTGTTTTTAATTTTTACGTCTGATTGAAAAATAGAAAATTTATTGTTTGCTGTATAATCTAAATCATCTCCAGATCCTGAATCTAGTTCTGAATCATTTTCTTTAGTTGAATACATTATTCCAAATTCGTTCAAGCCGTTTTGACCAAAGCCAGTTCTTGAATTGATAGTAAAATTTTTAGCTTCAAATCCATCATCTTCTGTGCCATTTGCTGATGCTGATATTCCATTACTTTCAGCACCATCAACTGTTAAACTTACAAACGTATTTTGATCAACAAAATATTTTCCTACATTTAAAGTTACTTTTTTAGTGTCAAAAGATCCTGCAGATACAATTATAGAATTTTCAGGTATTGCATCTGTTTTAAAATTTATGACACCACCTACTGCATTAGGTCCATACAGTGTTCCTTGAGATCCTTTGATAACTTCTACTGATGTAGCATGATTTAAAAAATCATTTGATATGTCATGTAGTCCACCAGTTGTGCTGTGATCTTTTATAGGTACTCCATTGATCATAACCAAAACATGATTTGAATTTGTACCTCTCATAAACACTGATGTTTGTTGTCCAGTAGAACCTGATTGTACTACATGTAACCCAGAAACTCTTTTGATTGCTTCAACTGTGTCTACTGTGTTTGTTTTTTGAATTGTTTTGACATCAATTACATCTGCTGTAATTGTTTTTTCTGCACGAAAACTTGGATCACGTAGTACTGGTACATATATCGTTACAACCAAAGTTCCGTCTTCTGATTTGCCAACTTCAGGATATTCGCGTTTTTCGTTAGCATGTACTAACGAAATTGAAATATAAATCCAGAAAGCTGTTAATAAAATAATTTTTGATAATTTAGTGGCCATTTTTCCTTTACTTTATGTAACATTTTAATTATTGTGCTATAAAATAATGTTGATAAAATAGTATTTGTAAAGAAAGGAATTGCCATAACGTAACAAGTGAGTAACCCAGTTAACGTGTAACCGTAATATCCACTTGTCCATACTCCAAAATTTGTTACTATAAAAAATAACAAACTTGATAACAGAGACATTGTCCATACATTTACAAATTTAAACTGCTTCATAAACATATAACTCATAAGTGTAACTGCTATAAAAGAAATGTATACCCAAAACACATAGGAGTGAAATCCTATAAAGATATCAGATACAAACATCGCTAACAAAGGTATCACAATAGCCATGTACCTGTCTGAAGTTAGCATTGGCATAGTAACAGCCATAGCTAATACAGGAGTAAAATTAGGAGGATGAGGTATCAACCTACTAATTGCAAGTACAATTATTGTGTATAAAATTATTCCAAATGTTTTCATAACAGTTTACTATATGCCACTGTTAACTTTGCGTTGTAGAATTTAGACTTTTCCTGGCCTTTGATCCGACAGAGGACTACATTGGGTGGCATTCGGACTTCAAATAGTTACCGTTGCAGGTACAGTTAATGATTTACACATTATTTCCCACCTTGCGTACAATGTTGTATATATTTATATATGAAAATTAGTTAGATGTCAAGCCTGCTAGATGTTTAATTCTATCAAGATCAGCATTTTCAGACCATGTATCTTCAATTTCATCAGCAATCTTGTTTAACCATTCTGGCTCTGACGGATGTCTATCACCATCTGAAACATCTGCATAACCAATACCATCAGCTTCTTTTCTCAGCATCACAGCAATTTCTTCTGCTGATTTACCAGCATACGCACTTGTTGGATCTTTGATATCACTCATTACCGCATCTTTATATTCTTCAAATTCGTGTCTTTCATCTGCGGCCATACCTGCTAATTCATCTTTTGATATGCCTAAGTGATTTTCTTCTGGTGGATTCTTTTTGATTCGTTCTATGTCTTCTGGTGACATTGGATTTTCATCTAAGATTTTTTGAGCTACTGCTTTGTCCATTGTTACTGGATGCATTTTTCCTGATCCAGCTGGATATTCAAATTCTTTTTTGTTGTCTACTGCACCTTGTGCCGCCGCAGATTTAAAATCTTCAAACGCTTTTTCCTGCTCAGTAACTTCAGCATTTTCATCAGCTTTTTGAATTTTTAACATTCTTGCCGCCGCATTTAAATATGATGTCCATAATTGATGATCACTTGTATCTTTACCGTCTTTTCTCATCATATCCTGTGCTTTGTCATTTATTTTTCTACGCTGGTCTGGCGTATATTTTTGCATCATTTCACCTGCTGTCATATCTTCTGACACAGTGTTTGATTGTGTTACAATTGGTTGATCGTTGAAAACACCAAGTATTCTGTTGAATGATTCTGACAGTTGATCAACTTCATACAGTGAAGGTTCTTTTTGTGGAAGCATTGTTGGCTTCTCAGTTGGCTTTGGTGTTTTATCTAAATCTTTAATATTTCCTAATACTTTTTTCAAAAGATCAATTTCATTTTTTTGAATTGGTCCAAAAGTTTTATCGCCTGTAAGTTTATCAGACATTCTATCTAAAAATACTGATACTTCATCGTTTTTAGCTCTCATTGACATATCACTCAATTTATAAGCCATCATTGCTGATTTGTCTTTGAACTGTTTGATATTGTCTGGGCTGTATTCTTTTTGTGAATCTGTTCTCGGGTTTAATTCAAATGGTGCGCCTTTGTCAAGTTCGCCTTGAACTCTTTGAACTAACGCATCTAAATTTGTCATTTCTTCTTCATGTATTTGATGTATCATTGGTAGTAACTCCACTAATCTTGAATCAATATTTGATACAGTGAACTTTTCTTTTAGCTTGTCTAGTGAATCCTGTGATACTTCTGATACTGGATTTGCAGTAAAATTTTCTACATATTCATTGTACCCTGTTGACGTTGTTAAACGTTTCATTGTTTCTCGTAAACTATGTTGTTTTGCTAACAAAGAGTTATAAACTGATGATGCTTGTTCTAACATATTTGGCGAACGTCTAACAATATTTGTTACTTCACGAATTTTGCTTAACTGCTCACTAATATTAACAATGCTTTGCCCAATTTCATCGTATGGATTTCCGCCGGATTGTACATGACGTGTCATTGCTCTTGCACCATTTAGATGAATGAAAGGATATTTAAATCTTTCACCTTCTGAGTTTTCAATATATAATGCTTTGATGTTTCTTGATCTTGAACCAGGAATTTCTTCATTCACAGGGTTTCTGTGCTTGATAAGAAGTTTGGCTCCTTCTAAATTCTGTGAGCTGGTCTTAGTTGTGCCAGCCAGTGTTGTATAACTTTCTGTAGTAATGTCTTTCATAGTATTTGTATTTAACCTAAATGTATAATTTTTGGGCTTAATTTCTCTGCCAAACTCTCTTAAATCAAAGTCTAAAAGGTTATCTCTAGCTAGATTTTTAACTGATTTTATAGATTTTTCAATACTTTCAACAGATTCTGGTCCTTTATGCATCTTAACTTCACCATTTTCTTGGTCAACATTTACCATAATGTTTGGTGATTTTACATAAAAAAATCTTGCTCTTGCTGGATCAGATATTTCCATGCCTTCAGTGCTGTCAAACATCTGTACTGAGTACCCGTGCCCTTTGAGTACTTTAAATAATTTCTCAGAAACTGTGTTATAATCTACTGCCATACTGTTATTTACCTTTATATTATCATTGGCATTGGTTGTACTGAACCATCCTCGTCATCGTCTAATGTTTCACCTAAACTTCTTTCAAACACAGCATCATATTTTGTCAAATAATCAATTATTCTACAACACAATAATGTAGCAGATACCAAATCATCATTTTCGCCAACTTTTGCACTAAAACTGTTACCTCTTGCAACAAATACTTTTAACTCTCTAATTAAATTTCTGCTGTGCAGTGCTACTTTATCAGATTCAATCCAATGTTTTAATTTAGAACAAGCAGAAATTTTAGCTTTGTGTGTTGTGTTGTAGCCTTTTCGTTTGTGCTTGTCTCGTCTTTGTTGTCCTGCACGTCTTGGTTCATGTAAGAAGAATCCAGGAAATCTTGATTCATCCATCTCCTCGACTGACACTATTGCCGCTTCTCCAAGTGTGTTGTTTTCAATCGTCCAATATAACTCAGGCTGTGGTTGTCCTTGTTCTTTTAACTCAAGTTCAATCTCTTTCAGTATTGAATAAAGTGTTCTAACTTGTCCTTGTACTGATGTTTTATTATGTTGCCATTCTGCTACTTGTTTGAATTCAGGAACACTGTACACTTGAATTGCCGCATAGTCGCCGCCAGTTCCTAAACTAGGATCTAAAGCCGCAACATAAGTATTTCCTTTTTTAATTTTTTCGTACCATCTTACTTGTCCAGTTTTTCTCAAAGGATCTTTACCGGCTAGTGTAATTAATTTTAAGCCATCAATTAGTGTTTCATCGAATGCAATAAATTCACATTCGTGTTCTCGCTTAAATCTTTCTTCACCAATTCTTGCCTGTTCGTCTTTAGCCCATTGATCATCTCTGTCTGGATGCTCTGACCAATGTACATTGATTGCTTTGAATCCATTTATACCAGTGCCATCTCTAGTAGGCTGACCAAACTCATCAACTCTTTTGTTAGCACCTCTCCATAAGCCAGCAAACACATCATCATCGTTGTTTGGTGTAGATGTAATAATACATTTACCACCTGTTGACAATGTTGGAGATAAGGAAGTCCAAAATTCTTGTGCTTTGTTTTGCGGTTCCACAAATGCAAACTCATCCATGTAAACTAAAGATATAGACATACCACGTCCTGTTGTTTCTGTGGTTGTTTGTGCTATGATCCTTGATCCGTTGTCAAAGTCCATTGATCCTTTGTTGTAACTTGTTACACCACAACGTATATAATCAGGACATTCTTCATATGCAAATCTCACACGTTGCATAATATCTTGTGCGCCTTGATATTTGTGTGCCGCAATTAGAATCAAAACATCAGGATGAAACATTGCATACCACAATAGAAATCCTGCCGCACAGGTTGTTTTACCTGTTTGTCTTGCACACATGGCAATGGCAAATCTATTGTTGTTATATGTTTCAAGTAATCTTTCTTGAAAAGGATATGGATCAAACTTCATTCTACCTTTGGTAGGATGTTGAATCCACATATGAGATTTCATAAAATGTAAATAACCTGTTTTTGAATCTGCACACTTTTTCAAATCCAAAAGCGAATCTTCAGAATAGGCAGATTTTGAATAGGCTTTTTTTGTAAGATTTCCTTCTAAACTTTTTCTTTGCATGTTATTATTTATGTGCGTAGTTAATTCAATAAATTGTGTAAATCAATACTGTTTTGATTTCGTAAACTTACTTTGATAAAATCTCTAATGTAATCAAATCTTACAGAAAGTTCAGTAAAAAGTTCAGTATTCAAAGTCTGTTGTATTGAAGAATAACTGCTTTTTCCTATGTTGCTGAAGTAATCAACATTTAATCCTTTGTGTTTTCCGTAAGCAGGAAACACACCAGTAACAAATAAACAAGTGTCACCTAAATCTTTTGCAGAATACACATTTTTATTGTTTAAGTATTCTTCAGCAAATGATGTGCTAGGTAAAAAATCTGTTTTTTCCACATAAGACGACAACAGCATAACAACATATGATTCAATATGCTCTGGCAGATAATATCCATGTACATCTGACGTCTCACGAATTATATTGTAAAAGACGTATGTGTATTCATCTTTCATAAAAATATTTAAACTTTTATTGAAAAATTTATAAGATATGTTATTGTATGCTAAAATTTTTTAGGCGTGTATTAGAAATTTATAATTAGGAAATGTATTAGTAAAATTTTTATTACGTCTACGATCAATTTCATCTAAAAACTTTTTAGCATCTTTCCTCATTTTTGCAGTTTCAGACTTTGTCCATTTGTTTTCAAGAAAATAGTTTTTCAATCGCTCAATGTAATTAAACTCATTCACATCAGTGAGAGGATGCTGTTTGACAAATCTATCAATCATTTCAAATTTATTTGTCCAATAATCATCCTTGGGTAAATTTAGCACATTCAAGAATTTAGGACTGTGCAGTATGCTGACCCCGTACGAAACCCCCTTGTATTCGTGTTTTAAGCGGTATACATCCTCCAGAAACATCAACATGGTGTCTATGCTTAACATATTTGCTGTGACCATTATATGCAAGGATATGCCCGTCCTACGCACCATTTTACAGTGAGTTAACCAGTGACTGTACTTCATTCCTTCTCTGATGTACTCTGCTTGTTCTCCATACGCATCACAACTAGTGTGTATCAAAATATCATTCACACAACCTTGTTTTTTCAATTTGGACAATTTAGTCAATGCTGAAATAATGTCTTCTGTGCCTATTGCAAGATTGGTGTTTATTTCCAAAGTGAGATGTGGCTGAGGATTTACAAACAGATCATCTATCAATCTAAATGTGTTTTTGTTCAGTAAAGGTTCGCCACCTGTGATTCTTAAAACTTTTAATTCTTGTTTTAATTCAGGCCACCACTGCCACCATGCTTCCACATAAGGATTGTGTTCTCTGTTCAAATAAGGTGTTCGATCTGTGTCAGCAATCCATTCTAGATTATTGTAACTGTCTTTGGTAGGATATGCTCCATGATGTTTGATTTCACTTAACCATTCACTACTGAATACCGGAGAACAATACACACATTTCATGTTACACACATTACCAAAACTGACTTCTACCTGAGCTGGTTTGGGATTTTCTTGCCATTTCATTTTAGACACTTGATCAAAATAAGGCATGGCCCATGTGCTGTTGCTACTTTTTTTGATTCGATCACTGTAGTGTTCTCCAACAGTGTCTTCCACAGTCCAACAATAGTTACATTCCGCTGGACGTTTGCCTTCCAACATCAACTTTCGTTGTTGCTTTTTGTAACTGGTATTATGTAATGCACTGGGGTTGTGTTCTAGTTCTTCAACAGGTATTTTGTGTGTTTGTGGATGATGACAACTGTGTGTATGTCCATTTTGCAAATGAATTGTTACCTGTTGCCACTTGGCTAGACAAAACGTTGGAGAGATCGTACTTAACTTCTGTTTTGTTTCTTCTAGTTTTTTCATGCAAACTCTTAATTAAAAGGCTTACTTAAAATATCATCTGTGTTGCCAGGGTTGTCAACGACATTTCTAAAATCGCTAAATGCTTTTCCTGGACTTTTTACGTAGTCAATTGCTTTTTGAACTCTTTTGTTTGTTTTCATAAACCTACTAAATGAAAGTTTATCTTTGTTGATTATATCTATCATGCCTTTTGCGTATGCTTTTACTAGTCGTGCTTGATCTTCGTTACTAACATCATCAACACCAAAAAATGGATCTTCTATTGTGCTTGAATTGATTTCTTTATTGATATCATCAATTGATTGTGCTTTTTCAACTTTGGCTAAATCTCTCAAAATATTGTTAACATTGCCTTGAATACCAATACCGCTTTTACCATTAGCATCTCTACCAATTCGGAAAATGTTTGTTGCAATTTTTCTAAATCTAGGACTTCGAATTAATCTGCTAGGAGCAATACCTGTTTCGCCTTGAATTGCTTGTAGTGTTGCAAGGTGTTGATTAGTCAGCTGAGTCAACAAAGCCATTTCTGACTTGCCTATTCTGTTTTCAGCTATTTTCAGGTCTTTTTTTTTGAATGCTCAGATTCGGCAACAAAATTTTTATATTCGTTCATCAACTCATTGAAAGCAGATTCATCTACCTCCTTGTCATTGTTGACTAATGGATTGTCACCGTTTTTTGCTGGAACATATTTGAACTTCTTCTGTTTTTTTACAGAAGTTGTAAAGTCGTCTTGCTTGTAAGTGTGTGCCCCAGTGTGAACCATTACGCTATCTTCTTTCATATCAATTTCCACATTTAAATCATCGTCTTGAAATGCTTTTTGTACTTCAGGCAATGTTGCTGTTGTTTCAACAGTGGCTTCTGCTCTGTTAAATTCATTTACATCAACTTCTGCATCAACAATGCCGGCAGTTCTCAATGAATACTCCAGTGATGACTGAATTGATCTATCTTCGTCAAGATCAAAATCACCTTCTTCAACTCTTACAATGTACTTGTGTTTCATTTCAATGGTGCCCTGTTGTCTTTAGTTAATGGTGATTTAGTTTTTGTATCATCTTCTTTGGGCTGACTTTCATCTTTGGCATCTGTAGTTGCTGGTTTGCTTAAAGGTCCTTCTACTTCAACCTTGCCTCTGTCTGGGTCATTATCTCTAAAATCTTTTAAATCTTTTAAAAAGTTCTCTTTGTGATCTTCGCCACTTACCGGTTTTTCAGTCTCTGACATTTTCATTTCTTCATCAGTGTAATCTTGACCTACTTTTGGTTCGTAACTTTCTGAATCTGCTGTCTGTCTTTTTACTTCTGCCTCTTGTTCCATTTCAATTGGATCGTTCGGACCTTTAACTACGATCGTTTCATATGCTATTGCTAACTTATCTGATAAGTTTCTTCTGAATGTCTCATAAGATATTGGCATGTTAGCTACTGCATCAATAATGTATACTTCTGCATTTTTAACTTTAGTACCAAAATCCAATGGATGCTCTTGCATGATTGTTTTAACTGGCTTGTTGATTGACACTAAATCGTATCTTTCAAGCTCACGCTCAATTATGTTCATCATGTCGTCAGTTACATCACAGGCAATTTTAATCCTAATAGGATTTTCCTGTACAGCTTCTGATAGATATTCTTTAAAAGTTTTCATACTATTATTTATCTTCCTTGTCGTTTTCATTTACTTTTTGAATCAGTTGTTCTAGCAATTTATTACGATCTCCTACAATATAGCCCTCTCCTTCAATAAATTCTTCTGTAGAACCCCCTGATTTTTGCTCCCATTGATCAACTCTTTGCTTTTTTAGTTGTAATTCAATCATACGCAGTTTTTTATCTGCTTTAGCATTTTTGGCTTCAATTGCATTTTTCATCATAGTTTGAGCTACCTCAAACATTTTTCCAGCATGTCTTGATTCAGAATTCATACCCAAATCCATTAGCTCTTTATAACTTTTCATTGCTTCTGTGGCGTACCCATCCATGTCATTATCATGGCTTTCTAAATCTTTTACCAAAGGCAGTGCTTTATCAATTTTTTCAGCTGTGGTTAGAGCTTTTTTAATTACTCGTTGTTCATCAATACTTTCCAGTTCTAGATCAGCATGTGCCGCCGCTGATGAGCGATCTAAGTCACTAAAATCTTCATCGTCACTAGTTGCTTCTTCTATTGCTTCATATTCTGACAACGGTGTAGACAAAGTATTTTCTTCAATATGGTCTTTTGTTTGTTGCTCATTGAGAGCATCTTCCATACTTGGTAAATCAAATGTTTTTTCTAATTTTTTATTCATACTTACTTTATAACATAGATTGAGTCTTCATTCAAGACCCTAAATCTAATTCCTTTCCTCTTTGCCCATTCACCAGCCGCTATCCACTTTGATCTGTTTATTAAGTAGTTGGCTTTATCTTGCTGACTTTTAACACTTTCTAAAGTTGTTTGTTTTTTAGGTTTTATTTCAATCAGCTCGGCAATTTTTCTACCTTTCTTATTAATATATACCATCAAAAAATCAGGAACATACATAGATTGTTTTCCAGTAAAAGGATGTTTATATGGAATCCTTACTGGTTCGCTTGACCATTGTATCACATTTGGATGACTGTCACACATTCTCATAAATGTAAGCTCCCAACCAGATCTATATCTTGGTGCTCTTGACCCTATATATTTTTGGTCGTTTTTGACCTGATACGTGCCTTGATGAAATTTCATAACAAACTTATTTAAGCAATTATTTGACGCTTAACAAATTTGTTTGTATTCAATTCTGCATCTAGCTTTCTTCTAGCTATCTGACTTGTAAGAGGTCTATATTGATTTAATAATGCAATTCCAACTTCTGTAAATTGCAACGAGTCATCGTCAGTATCTTCAACTAGATCAATAAATCTTACACCAAATTTCTTAATAGCATCTAGGGCCAAAAGTGTATATGCTTCTAATAAAGAATCATTGTCTGTATATTTTTGAAATATACCTTTGATAATCTCATACTGTCTTGGGTTGATTGTTTCTTCTTCTAAAGACAGATTTGATAGAATTAAACTTGTAATATCTTGTGATTGATTTTGCGGTTGTCCGCCTGTAATTTTTTTTGCAATAGTTCCAAATGAAGTTACTATTTGACCTATGCCGCCAACTGATTCTATTGTTGATGTACTGTTTCTAACTTGATTAATTGCCATTACTTACTCAATCCTGTAAAACCAGTAACTGCACTTTTTGTACCTGATTTAACTTTGTTTACTACACTTGCTTTTGCATTTCCAATGCCATTCACAATGTCATTACCAGCTGATGAAATTGAATTACTAACTTGACTTAAAGACAGTTGTGATTTTCCATCTTTACCTTTGTCTCCGTTGGCTCCTTCTTTATCATCTTTTTTGCTGATTGCAGGTGGCTTTTCACTTGATACTGATGCTGGTGTATCTAAAAAATCTCCTGCTGATTCTTCAAACATACTTTCTAATGGATATTCTGTTTCTGCTGAATCAATAGGTTGTGCAATTTGATCAATTAAAAAGTTTTCGTAATTAAAACCAAAACTTAAATTCATTATACCACTAGATGCAAAATCTAATTGATCCATATCAAATCTTGCTAGTCGTGGATATATAACTCTTGTTTTACTATACATTGCTCCGGCAACTTGATATATGTCAATATGCTTTAACAATCTACTGTGAAAATTTCTATGTGTAGCAAGACCAAAATGATGACTTTTAACAAACTGATCTTCTGTTTGATACAAGTTTCTATTATAGTTGTGATCTTCTGATCTTGGTTCTCCTGATATTCCAGTTTTCTTTTGTGTTAACCTAGCACCTTGAAATTCAAACTCATATAACAGTTTTGCAAATTTTAATCCAAGACCGTCGTGTGTGTCATACATTCTAAAAGTCAAAGGATCAAAAGTAACTGATCTGTTAACTACTCGTTTTCTGTTATATTGATTTAGAACTGTTTGATCAACACTAAATTTTGGTTGATCAACGCTGTTTACAAGAAAATGTAATCTGTCTCTATACTGATTTAATTCACTGTATAAAGTTCGTAAGTGCTCGGGAACCGAGATTTGATACATGCTAAAAGTTACAATAAACTGATGTGCTTGTCTCGGAGCCGGGTCGTGATTCGAGCCGCGAAGATAAAGATTCGCGGCTCTGTTAGCTGGTTTTAAAACTGCCATATCCTAATACTCCGCTTGTGTGTTCAAACTGATAGTAATTATTATACTAATCCGCCTGAGCCACCTAAACCAAATAGAGGGAATAATGTATCACCTGGTGCTTGATGTATTGCATTATCATATTTCAGTGTCAAGATAACTTGTACTGGTTCTGATACTGCATAATCACCGTCTGAATAATCAACATTCTGTAAAAAACAACCTTCTAAGTCCCACTGTTCTAGTTCAGTGTCATTAGTACCATCTAAGATTTCAATTTTAGTTCCAAACTTGTAAACTGATCCTGATGTTGCTGATGTCTGTTCAAAGTGGTTTAATTGTTTCTGTACTTGTTGACCAACAAGTTTTGAAATGTTGTTGTTAACATCATCTCTAAGTGTTACGTTGACAGCTTCCCATGTGTGTTTGCCTTGCATATATGCAACTGAGTTGTATGAATGAATTGGCACTTCTTCATGGTTAATTTTTGGTCTCGTAACTGACATAACCTGCTGGGTTAATTGCAGAGGTGACGCACCTAGGTTACCAAAGTTAGTAAATCTAACTCTGAATCTGTATTTTAGTTTTGGCTGTAAAATACCGCCTCTACCTGTTGATCCATCTATTGGTACACCAAATTTTGAAAGTGTTGCCATTTTGTCTGCTCTCCTTAATAATAGTATTTACTCTTTATTAACTTATACAAATTTTTTTGTACGTTTTTAAAGGTAAATTAAAGGGATAAGGTTCACTTACCCCTTTATTTTATTAGCTTAACTTGTTAAGCTCTCCCCAGTGTTTTTAATACGTAACGGAATGTAAATGAACTCAATTGCTTTTACTGGTTGAATAGCAATATCAATGTACAATTCGTTTCTATCAATTCTTGCACCTGTGTTGTTTGTTTCATCACAGACTACTAAGAAATCAAATAGTGCTCTCTTAGAAACAAGATCTTCCATAAATCTGTTGAAAGTATCAAGTACTTGATCTCTAGTGATTCTGTCATTTGGTTCAAACAAGAATGGTTTAGCCAAGTTATCAAGTTGATATCTTAAGTAGACAATCAATCTTGCAACATTAACTCTATCCAATGCTGATGCAACCGGTGATAGTGTCTTTTGTCCGTATACAACTAATCCTCTGTTTGGAATAAACGCAATTGGATTAATCTTGTTAGAGTATAGTGTATCTCTTTGACCTTCTGACAATGTCACTGCTTGGAACTCTTCTTCGCCAGTAATATAACCAACTGATGTTGAATTATCTACTAGTCCTCTTGTGTATCCAGCTGGTGCAAACCATGGAAATGCCACTTGGTCATTAAATGCAATAGTTCTCATTGCAATATGACTTGGTGGAACAACCACGTTGTTACCTGCTAAATCAGAAGTGAATCCTGATGGATAATATAAGCCAGCATACGCAGATCCTGACAGTAATCCATCTTCACCGTTTGTTGGTGCATTGTTGGCATTGGTTGCCCAATTTTGCACTGATGTTCCATCTGGTGCTAGTCTGAATGGTGTATCACCTAACACAAATGCAGTTTGTTTTCTGTCTGTGCTTAATGTAATCATTTCATCTAGCAGTTCTGGATAACCAGGTGCCGCAATTAAGTTGAAGAATCTTGATTCTGCTCTGATGTCATCGTTACCTTGTAATGCACCTTGCATCTCAGTTACAATAACATTTCTTTGAGCTCTTCTACCCATGTAAGGTGAACCATCAGTTTTTAAACCTGAAGCAGTTACCCAAACATTACCATTGTTTGTATTATCAAACGTGTAATTTGTTGTGTACTTCTTAACGTTGTAACCTGATAACCTTGTGTTGAATAGTATGATTCCTGCTGGATAAACAGCTGGGTCTGGAGCATCAGAATGGAAGTCTGAGTATTGAGCTCCCCAATCTTGATCGTCTTCATTTGCTCCGCCTGGGTTACCTACTGCATCACCAAACACAACACCTGATGCTGTGCTTTGATCTGCATTGTCTAACAGTACCCATTTGCTTGTTGTTCCATTGTATTTGTAAATTTTTGGATATACATCTAATTCATCTGTGTCAATCCAAATATCACCATCTGAAAGTGCGGCATTGGCTGAGTTTGTTGTTGGCTCGCCCGATACCATTTGCAAGTCTCTTAAACCACCTGAAGCAACTGATGAAGAATTGTACTTGTCTTTTGAGTTAGCATAAGCTAACCATTTCATAGTACCGCCATCATTTTCTGCAATATATAAGTCTGCATCTTGCTCAGTTTTGTACCACATTGTTCCATTTACTGGATCCGATGTTGGTGCTGAAGCTGATGCTTCATATGTTGCATCTGACCAAAGTGATTTGTAAAAGAATGCTGTTGCACCCGATGATGTATTATCAGTAAATCCAAGATCAGCTGTTGACACACCTTTTGTGTTTGTGTCATCTGTACCATCTTGAATGTAAACTGCATATCCACCTGTTCTTGTAAGTCTTAAGTACTGTCTTGTAGCACTTACATAATCAATATCAGCTGTGATATTTGCTGAAGCTAACGCACTCACATTATTAATTGCAGTAACAATATCATTTAGTGTGGCAGGATTGCCGGCACCTGCTGATGCTGTAACTGTAACTGTTTGACCGTTTACTTCAAATGCAATGGCAGTGTTTGAACCACCTGTTGCTACACCGCTGTGTAATGAAGTTGCATTACCACTTGCTACAGTTGATACACCAGAACCTCTAACTCTTACTTCGTATTGAATTTCCGGAGTTGCTGATGCACCGCTGTATAGTTCAATTGATTTCTTACCAAAATCTGTTGATGATAAAGTTGATGCTGTTGATGTAAAGTTTGCTTTTAATTCATTAGCAATATTTCCATCGTCAAAGTCATCAAATCTAACATATACGTCATTTGCCGCTAAACTGCTACCTTCTGTGGCTGTTGCCGCATCGTCTCTTGAATAAACATTTGCAGTTTTGCTCGACCATGAACCTGTGCCTGTGCTGTATGATTTAAACACAATGTTTGCGCCTTGTCCACCTACTGTGGATTTTAACCAAACATCTTTGTAACTACCTGATACTGCTACAGTTGGTGGTGTACCTGTACCTGGCTGAATGTAAACGTTGGCACTTGTTGCTGATTTCCATGATGGTGCTCCCACAACTTCCCATGTACCAGAAACTTTTTGATAAAGTCTAGCTGGTGAAGTTGAAGCAACTAAGGCATAGTCTAAGTCTTGACCATATGTTGATACCGGGTCACCGTTTGAAGCAACTTTACCACCTGCTGTTCCTGGTGTGTCAAGAAGCACTGTTGGCTTTAACTTTTCCCATGAACTTGATGATGTATTTGCTGTAAACAGACCCCAGTCTGTGTTAACTGTGTCTAACCAATATGTTCCATTTGTTGGAGCAAGTTTTGGTGCACTTGAAGAACCTTCTAACTCATCTAAATCTACGTCTGCTCTTACAACATACGCTCTGTTAGAGATTCCTAAGTATGAATAAGTTGATAGCAAACCATACTCATTTCTTTCATCACCGTGTAGCATTGTGCCTTGTAGTGATTTGAATGATGGTTCGCCAAAGGTTGTAACCAGTTCTCTTTGCGAGGTAACCAAAAATGGTTTACCTACATTAGCTGATGTGGTACCAACAGCAGTATTGCCTGTGCTTGGATCTGTTTTGTCCTGTGCAGTAGCAACAACTACTAAAGGTACTGTACCTTGACCAGCTGATGCATACATTGATTCGTCAATGACTGAAACTGATACACCTGGTGATACTAAAGTTGGCATGTTTTATTTCTCCCTACTGTACATAGACACTATAATGTGTCTATTCTTTAATCTATATTGATATTTAGCCATTCTTGATAAAAAATGGCTTAACTAGTACCCCTTTAAAGGTATTAAATAACTACAGTATGACTATGAAAAGCGATATAAAGCACGTTAGACCACTATGTATTTCTTGCAAGACTAGACCTGCGGCTTTCAATTATAAGCGTAAAGAAAAAGTTTATTATCGTAAAAAATGCGATCAATGTATTAAAATTGATTCAGGTAAAAAAACAAAATACAACTATTCTTGGATTAAAAGCGGTTATAGAAAAAAAAGTATATGTGAAAAATGCGGATTTAAATCTAAACACCCTGCTCAAATGGACGTTTATCACATAGATGGTAATTTAAAAAATGCAAGTTGGAATAACTTAAAAACTATTTGTGCAAATTGTAGTCGTATCAAAAGTATTGAAGAAGTAGGGTGGGCACAAGGTGATTTATTACCAGATTAATAATTGCAAGTAATTTCTGTTTCGGGTTTAATTTGATCTTGAATAGGCTTTTCAATGTCAAATTCTTCACTAACAGATGCAGAAGGTTTGAATTCACAGTCTGTAACTGTAAAACTACAGCCTTGTAATAGCAAAAAAGCAACTATAATAAAATATTTTTTCATTCATCATATTTATTAAAAATGGTACGCCTGGCG